TTAACATTAGCCGAATCAGCGTTTCTACTTATTCGACAATCCCAAATAAGATTACCCAAGGTCGGCCAATTCAAGTGTGGATTAACCGCCAGTCTGGCCAGACAACAGATGCAGTAGCCGCCACCCCTGCTTATCCTCAGATTAATGTGTGGCCGTCGCCCGATCAAGGGACATTATTGAGTCCGTACTATTACTTTGTTTACTGGCGTTTAAAGAGAATGGTAGATGCTGGTAACGGTGTGAATGTTGAGCAAATCCCATTTCGCTTGCAAAATGCGCTTGTTGCTGGGTTAGCATATATGCTTGCAATGAAGTTGCCGGCTATTTCAGAACAAAGGATTGCCATACTTAAAGCCCAATACGATGAGGCATGGGATCTTGCTGCGGCAGAAGATCGGGAAAAAGCGCCGGATCGTTATGTGCCGCGCATGAGCTTCTATCGGTGATGTATGAGCAGTAAATATGCAAGCGGCAAGAATAGTATTGCAGAGTGTGATCGCTGCGGCTTTAGATATAAGCTGAAAGAACTAAGAAAGCTAACGATCAAGACTAAGCAAGTTAATATTAAGGTATGCAATACTTGTTGGGAGCCGGATCAGCCACAGTTATCGTTGGGCTTATATCCAGTTAATGACCCGCAAGCAGTGCGCGAACCAAGACCGGATAACAGTTATAGGCAAGCAGGTTATACAGGCTTGCAATTAACAATAAATTCAGACAATGGTGACCCAAGTGGCGGTAGTCGTGTATTCCAGTGGGGTTGGGCGCCAGTTGGCGGGGCAAGTAGTTTTGATGCAGTTTTAACGCCAAATTATTTGGTAGCAATAACAAGTGTTGGTACAGTAACGGTATCCTAGAGGAGTTTAAAATGGACGCAAAAAAAGCAGTTCACAAGCATGAGGCAGCAATGCACCCAGGCAAGCCTATGACTAAATTGGCCAAAGGCGGCAAGACTAATCTTCAGATGAAGCAGCTAGGTCGTGGCCTAGCTAAAGTTGCTAACCAGAAGAAGTCGTCGTTTACGTACAAAAAAGGCGGTTAATATGGCTAAGTTTTCGCAGAAGGTTATGGGCAAAGAAGTCGGCCAAGCCGCTGTGTATGCTAAGCCCCATTCAATGACCGGAGGTCCTATGAAGATGAAGAAACCTACTGATCCAAACATGCTAAATGCGCGTCAGCTTGGCCCACGTGAAAGTGTCCAGCGTGTAAGCGCGGGCGATCCAGGGCGTGATGATGTAAAAAAGACGGGCATTAAGATTCGCGGTACTGGAGCGGCAACTAAGGGCGTAATGGCTCGCGGCCCGATGGCATAACCATGACTTACACTGAGCTTGTTGCGTCGATCCAGTCGTACACCGAGAATGAATTTCCGGATATAACGCTGTCTGACGGCTCTACTGAGACAACTGCTGAACAGATCAATCGGTTCATTCAGCAGGCGGAGCAGCGCATTTACAACTCGGTTCAGTTTCCGTCTATTCGTAAGAACATGATTGGCAATTTGCAGTCGGGCAATAAGTACCTACAGGCGCCTAACGATTTTCTGGCTGTGTACTCCTTAGCGGTTATTGAGAACTATGGAACGGCTACGGAGACATATACTTTCTTGTTGAACAAGGACGTTAACTTTATCCGTGAGTCTTATCCTACTCCCGCTGATACGGGGCTACCTGCGTACTACGCGTTATTTGGCCCAGCTATTTCAGGAAGTACGATTACTAATGAGTTGACGTTTATTCTAGGCCCAACGCCGGATAGTGCGTACACAGCAGAGCTACACTTCTACTACTACCCTGAGTCAATCACCACTGCTGGCTCTTCATGGCTTGGCGACAACTTTGATTCTGTACTGTTATACGGATCATTGGTTGAAGCCTATACGTTTATGAAGGGCGAGACTGATTTGATTAACTTGTATGACGGCAAGTACAAAGAAGCAATGGTATTAGCTAAACGTCTGGGCGATGGTATGGAGCGCCAGGACGCTTACCGTTCAGGTCAATATCGACAACCGGTGACTTGATATGGCAATCAATCAAACCCAAACTACTAGCTTTAAGAAGCAACTGTACGAAGCGGTGCATAACCTTCTTACTGATGATCTTTACATGGCGCTGTATGTTGCGACCGCAGATCTTAATCAGGATACTTTGATTTACACAACAAGTGGCGAAGTTACTGGCGGCGGCTATACTGCCGGTGGGGTTTTGTTAACCGGTGTGACAATTAACTCATCTGGTTATACGGCGTATGTCAGTTTTAATGCGGTTGACTTCAATGCTTCTGTTACAGCGCGCGGCGCGTTAATCTACAATGCGTCGCAAGGTAACAAATCAATTGCGGTATTGGATTTTGGATCTGATAAAACGTCTACTGATTTTACGGTTACGCCGCCTACCAACACAGCTACATCTGCCATTATCAGGAGTTCAAATTGATTACGACGACTAAAGGTGAAATGGACGAATCCTTGCTGGAGAAGCGCGAGGGTAATGTTGATAACGATAATGAATACACTACGTGGGTAGAGTATTGGTTAGATGGTGAACTGGTACATCGTTCTGCCCATGTTCAATTAAAAAAAGCGGTGGGGTTAAAAGTCGAAGCCGCATCTTTCGGTTAATTTTTAAAGGAGCCTCAAATGGCCAATACGCAAAGCATGTGCACCTCGTTTATGAGCCAGCTTATGCTGGGGGAACATCAACTTGGCACGGCAACGCTTGTTTCACGTACCAGTTTAACTTCGCCGACTACCGACACGCTTAAAGCTGCTCTGTATCTAGCCTCTGCTACGGTAGACGCAAGCACCACAGTATACAGTGCTAGTAATGAAGTGTCAGGCACTGGCTATACTGCTGGCGGAGTAACGGTAACTAATGCAACAGCGCCAAACTCTACTAACGCATCGGCAACAGCGGGTGTTGCGTTTTTTACGCCTTCGGCCAGTATTACGTACACGACAGTAACTTTGGCTACTGCGTTTGACGCGGTGTTGTTGTATAACTCTACGCAATCCAACAAGGCAATTAGCGTTCATACCTTTGGTTCGCAGACTATTACGGCGGGTACGTTTACGCTGACGATGCCGTCGAATACAACGACAACTGCATTGATCCGTTTGGCTACCACCTAATAGGGATAGCGGGGTAACTCGCTGGAGCAGCTATGTCTTTTGGAATATTTGCATTTTCTGAAGCTGCTTTTGCTGCGTTACCCGCGCCCGCAAATGTGGAGGTTGCCCTCACGGGGGTAACAGCCAGCGGGGCTGTAGGATCAGTTACAGAAACAAGCGAAGTTGCTCTCAGTGGCGTAGAGGCTTCTGGTGCAGTAGGCACAATTACAGTCGGGGAGATTTCATTAGCACTGACAGGTGTTGAAGCCACCGGCGAAGTTGGTACAGTAACTTACGGGCAAGTTATAACATTAGCCATTACTGGCGTTGAAGCCTCGGGCGAAGTAGGTACTGTTGTTGTTGCGGAGCGGTCGTTAGCGTTAACGGGTGTTGAGGCGGCAGGGGCAGTAGGTTCTATTGGGGTCCTTGGCATTGAAGCCGGGCTGCAAGGCGTTGTAGCTACAGGCGAAGTAGGCACTGTAGCTCTTGCTGATCGTGAGATTGCTTTAACTGGAGTTGTAGCGGCGGGCGCGGTAGGTGACGTTACTGAAGAAAACAGCCCAACCGAAGATGGCGTTGTAGCTACAGGTGCGGTAGGATCAATAGGGTCTAGCCGCACGGTGGCATTAACGGGCGTACAGGCTAGAGGACAAGTTGGCTCGGTAGATATATTTTATTGGACATTAATAGATGATGGTCAAACACCAGCTTGGCAAATAATAAGTAATTCACAAACACCGACTTGGGGCCTAGTAGATGCGGAGCAGACTCCAGATTGGCAAGATGTTGAAATGACTGTGTAAGGATAAATTATGGCCGTAACAAATTTCTCACCCCTGCTTGGTCTGGCACTGCCAACCACAGGGGATTTGTCTGGCACTTGGGGTGTAACGGTTAATGATTCAATTACCGGCCTTATTGATTCTGCGGTTGCGGGAACAACGACGTTAAGTACGGATGCCGATGTAACGCTGACCACAACTAATGGCGCGGCTAATCAGGCACGTAATGCGGTACTGTTATGTACTGGCGCGAGAACAAGCATTAAAACAATTACAGCCCCTGCACAAAGTAAAACTTATATTGTTATTAATAACACTTCTGGTGGGTACGCAGTTAAGTTAGTAGGAGCGGGGCCAACCACAGGAATAACAATCCCCACAGCTACACGCGCATTAGTGGTGTGGAATGGATCTGATTTTGTTTTGGCGCAAATCTCAACATTCAGTGAGCTAATCACGGTTACGGGTACAGCGGCAACTGCTGGCGGTATTGCCCTGGGCGAAGATTCAGATAACGGGGTAAATACTGCTACTGTCAAAGCGCCGGCGGCCATTACTTCTAACTACACTCTTACCCTGCCGCAGACGGATGGTGTTACGCTGGGCTACCTAAACATCCCGCAATCAGGATCGGCTAAGACAACTAGCTACGCTCTGGCAACCACTGATATAGGTAAGGTCATTGAGGTAGGTTCAGGCGGCTCCATTACGGTGCCTGACGCTACGTTTGCGGCTGGTGATGCCATCATCATTTTCAACAATACGAGTGGCGCTATCACAATGACCATGACGATTACTAATGCCTATATCGCTGGAACTGACGCGGATGAGGCTACAATTGATGTGGCAACGCGCGGTGTAGCTAATATCTTGTTTGTTACAGGTACGACCTGTGTAGTTACTGGAAACGTGAGCTAAACAATGGCATTAGTCCTCAAAGACCGAGTTAAGACCACGACCACGACAACTGGTACGGGCACTGTCACGCTTGGCTCCGCAGCGGCTGGTTATCAGAGTTTCTCGGTCATTGGCGACGGTCAGCAGACTTACTATGTGATTTCTGATGCAACGGACTGGGAATCAGGCATAGGGACGTACACAGCCTCGGGCACTACCCTGTCACGTACACAGGTCTTTGAGTCAAGCAACAGTGATGCGCTAGTCAACTTTGCCGCTGGCACTAAGACTGTAATCGTAGGCTACCCATCAACGGCTACGGCAGGCGGTGTGCCTAACTGTGATAACTCATCTATAGGCACTGATCTATCGGGGTTCTCAACGTTTCAAGCTGCGCTACAGAGTGGTGTAACAGGCGGTGCGCTGTTTGGAAATAACAGTACTAATGGGATTGTAAGTACCTATAGCTTGGTTGAGACGAGGACAGGCGCATATACAGGAGGCGTACTTGCACCTAACGGTGATGTATATTTTGTCCCAAGAATTGCAGCCATAGGGCAAAAAATATCCGCAACAGGAGTTGTTTCCACCTATTCGCTTGTTTACACCGTAGCAGGTATAGGTGAGGGAGGCGTACTAGCCTCTAACGGCGACATACATTTTGTTCCTTACTCTGCCGTTAGAGGCCAGAAGATTTCGGCGTCAGGAGTTGTTTCCACCTATTCGCTTGTTTACACCGTAGCAGGCGCATACACAGGAGGTGTATTAGCTCCTAATGGCGATATACACTTTGTTCCAAGAGACGCAGTAGTAGGTCAAAAAGTATCTTCTTCTGGCGTTGTATCAACTTATTCTTTGGTTTATACGGCAGCCCAAGCATATAGGGGTGGCGTACTTTCTCCTAACGGAGATATTAATTTTGTTCCTTATAACGCAAACATAGGGCAAAAAATATCATCCGCAGGAGTTGTTTCCACTTATTCACTAGCTTATACAACTACTACTGCTTATACAGGCGGTGTATTAGCCCCTAACGGAGATATTTATTTTGTTCCTACCAGTGCTGCCGTAGGCCAAAAAATATCTGCTGCTGGCGTTGTGTCTACGTACTCATTAGTTTATACGGCAAGTGCTGCTTATTGGGGTGGTGTTTTATCCCCAAATGGAGATATACATTTTGTCCCATATAGTGCCGTTAGAGGACAGAAAATTTCTGCATCTGGAGTTGTTTCTACGTATTCACTAATTTATACAACAGCAACCGCTTACGCGGGAGGCGTTTTAGCTCCCGACGGGAGCATTTATTTTATTTCTTATAACGCCGCAGTAGGCCAGAAAATCTCCACGAATCCCGGTCAGCCATTAGGCCTCGGCGTATGTCTGAGTTCATTCCTTAATAAATTCTAATCATGACATTCGTTATCCGTGATCGCATATTAGTAACCAGCACAACTACAGGCACAGGTACGTTTACACTTGGCGCGGCTACTGCTGGCTATCAGGACTTCTCTAGCATAGGTGACGGTAACACTACTTACTACACGATCACTAACGGTACTGATTGGGAAGTAGGCATTGGCACGTATGCTACTAGCGGCACGACATTAGCCCGTACACAGGTTCTATCCTCAAGTAACAGCAATGCGTTGGTCAACTGGGCAGCAGGGTCTAAGAACGTCTATGTGCCACAGCCAGCTATCAATACACAAGGCACAGCGCCTACAGGTGACAACTCGTCTATCGGTACAGATCAGGTAGCGTTTAACAACTTCCAGAAGAACATACAGGCTAGTGTTAACGGTGGTGTGACGTTTAATAACAATGGTACGGCGGGAATTGTTAGTACATATAGTTTGGTTTATACGGTAAGCAGTAGTTATACAGGCGGTGTATTAGCTTCAAACGGTGATATTCATTTTGTTCCGTTAGGCGCTCCTAGAGGTCAAAAAATTAATTATTTGACAGGTGTTGTTTCAACTTATTCATTAATTTACACTGGAAGTGCTTCTTATTCTGGTGGCGTGCTTGCAGCTAATGGGGATATACATTTTGTTCCTAGTGCCGCACCAGTTGGACAAAAATTAAATTCTTCCGGTATTGTTTCTACATATTCTTTGGTTTATACGGTTAGCGTAGCGTATGGCGGCGGTGTTCTTTCCCCTAACGGGGATATACATTTTGTTCCTAATACAGCTAACAGAGGCCAAAAAGTATCTGCTGCCGGAGTTGTTTCTACATATTCGTTGACTTATACCGCAACAACTGCTTATCAAGGTGGTGTATTGGCTCCAAATGGCGATATTCATTTTGTTCCATTTTCAGCAAATAGAGGTCAAAAAATATCAGCCGCTGGCGTTGTCTCTACTTATAGTTTGGTTTATACAGCTGGATCAGCTTACGCTGGCGGGGTATTAGCGCCTAACGGTGATATTCATTTTGTGCCTAATGGAGCAAACAGAGGTCAAAAAGTATCTGCTGCTGGCGTTGTATCTACTTATTCTTTAGCTTATACAACTAGCAGCGGTTATTACGGAGGAGTTTTATCTCCTAATGGCGACATTCATTTTGTGCCAGGTGGAGCGCCAGTAGGACAAAAGATTTCAGCGGCTGGTGTTGTCTCTACTTATTCTTTAATTTATACAGCAAGTGGATACAGAGGAGGTATGTTTGATTCTAATGGCAGTATTTATTTTGTTCCTTATTCTGGAACAGTAGGCCAAAAAATCTCTACAAACGTACAGCAAAAAATAGGTTATGCTTTAAGCCCGCATTTTAATAAATTTTAAGGATAACTCGTGTACAACCGCGACAAAATTATAGCCACCATGCCGCATATC